ACCAGCGTATGATGGTGGAATATGTTCTGCTTCAGATGTAACAAATGGAGTTTCAGGATGTAATACTATAGGAAATTGTTCTGCAATAGGAAGCCAAGGAGGATGTTTCCTTGTTCCATCAGGTGGTTCTGTTTCTCTAACTGGAAATAGTTTAGAAGGAAGTACAATAACAGCAACTACACTTGGTTGGAGTTCTATACCAACCTCTTATAATGTATTTATTACTGTTACTAGAAATGGAAATACGCCAACAGCATTAGACGAAGTTGTTGCTTCTTCAGCAGGATCTGATTCTGTTACAGCAACTATAGAAACAATTGTTGGACAAGCACCTAAATACAGAGCATTTGCTACTGCTACTAACTCTACAGGAACATCTACTCCTGCTGTTATATCACCAGAAATAATTACAGCAACAGCAACCCCTACCCCAACACCGACACCTACTCCTACTCCAACACCGACACCTACTCCAACACCGACACCTACTCCTACTCCAACACCGACTCCAACACCGACTCCAACACCGACACCTACACCAACACCTACACCAACGCCTACACCAGCGTATGATGGTGGAATATGTTCTGCTTCAGATGTAACAAATGGAGTTTCAGGATGTACTCAAGCAGGAGTAAGTTGTGCTACAGCAGGTAGCCAAGCAGGATGTTTTGTTCCTCCACCTGCTCCATCAGGCGGATCTGTTTCTCTAACTGGTAGTACAACTCCAGGAAGTACTATTACAGCAACTACATCTGGATGGTCTGGTAGTCCAACATCCTACAACGTATTCATTACTGTTACTAGAAATGGAAGTACTCCTGGTACAACAAGTGAGTTTGTTAATTCTTCAGGAGGATCTTCTTCTGTTACAGCAACCCTAGAAAACACTGTTGGAGCAAAGTATGGAGCATTTGCTACTGCAACAAATAGTACAGGAACATCTTCTACTGTTTCTTCTGGAGTAATTACTGTAACTTCTCCTCCTCCGTTCTTCCCTCCATTCTTCCCACCTTTCTTCCCACCTTTCTTTGCCCCAGCACCTACACCAACACCTACTCCAGCACCAACGCCAACGCCAACGCCTGCTCCAACACCAACGCCTACCCCAACACCTCCACAAACTTACATATGCTCCAATGCCGATAAAACATCTGGAGTTCCTGGATGTGGTACTTGTTCTACGTTTGGAAGCCAAGGCCCATGTTAATTAAAAAGTGGATAATTTTGCCAAACCATGATAGAATATATACAGAGGAGATAAAATGATTACAGATATAGAAATAACTTTTAATCCAGATGCTAATGAAACAGAGCAAGCCGCATTAGCCTTTGTGATTGGAGAAGATGTACCATATACCATTGCTGCAAGTAAACTTGGAGCAGATTTATTTTTAGGTTTTACTGATGCTATAGATGTATCTGATAATTTTCCAGAAAATGACGGTATAACAATTAAGTTTATGAATAATGAAACAGAACTTGAAACTCTACATACATCAGAGTATTTTGGTTCAATACTATTAAGCAATCCTAAAGTTATAAATCTAGTAAAACATAAAAGAGGATATGCTACTGGGGAGCCTGCTAAGTTTATAGATAATGAATTTTATGTATTAGACGGAAGAAGCAATGATAGTCTATCGGACTGGACCAGTTATAATATGAAAGAGGATGGCTACCAGTGCGAAGGAACCCGTTGTGGTTGCAAAAAGTAGATGGGAATTATATAAAGAAAAAAATGGAGTAACTCCATTAGACATGTTAAACCCAAATACAAAACGTGCATCTGAAGAAGATGCAAAAATAAGGTTTGATATTTGTAAGGCTTGTCCAGAATTAATAACATTAACTTCACAATGTAAACAGTGTGGATGTTTTATGAACGCTAAAACAAAACTTGAAAATGCTAAATGTCCTATTGGGAAATGGTAGATTATGAGCAGTATTTTTATAAGCATCGCTAGTTATCGTGACCCAGACTTAATTAATACTGTTAAAAACTGTTATAATAATGCTTCTAATAAAGAAGGATTGTTTTTTTCTATATTATCACAAGCAGAAGATGTTGAGCATCCAGATTTAAGTTTTATCCCTAGCAGCCAGATTAGATATATTAAAGTGCATTGGTCAGAAAGTCTTGGAGCATGTTGGGCAAGAAGTATAACAAGTAAAGATTTATTCGGTGACTTTTTTTTACAGATAGACTCTCATTCTAGATTTAAAAATGGCTGGGACAGCATTATTGTAGATAGTTTTAAAAAAGTTAGTAAATATTGGAGCAAGGATATAATTATAACAAACTACCCTGACCCATTTGAAATAGATAAAGATGGCAATGAAAAGTTAATTGATTACTCTGATTTAAGAAAACTAGATGCTTATTGGGATGAAGAGTCTAAAATGATTCAGGCTTTTTATGATTGGCCAAATACAGTAAATACAAAGGTTGGAGATGAGGTATTTTTCCTATCTGGAAATTCATTTTTTTGTACAATTAATGTAATTAAGCGTATACCATATGACTCAGAACTATATTTTACTGGAGAAGAGCCATCAATGGCGTTAAGGGCATATACTAGAGGAATCAGATTGATTTCTCCTGTAGTTAAATATATGTATACTAATTACAAAAGAGAATTCCCACCAAGAAATTTGCATTGGCAAGATCATAGTGTCTGGTGGCAGTTAAATCAAAAATCATATCAAAGATTAGCAAAAATTATGACAGGAGATATCTCTTTAGGTATTTTTGGTATAGGATCTAAAGATTTATTTAAAAAATATCAAGATAAGAGTGGTATTTATTTAGAAGATAAAAAAGAAATTATAGAGTCAGTATAACCCTAAACTCTAAGGCTATACTGACCATATATTTTACTTAGGAAATTTAGCCATCCAAGTTTTAGTCCTTGGAGTAATTCCTTTCCAAGAAGACCAGTCGTCTCCACCGTTACTCATATAGTATGCAATCTCTGCATTCTTGACGGGATTGAAAAGGTCAGCGTTAGAGTCAAGATCAAACTTTGTTCTACGATCAGGACCAAGGGAATCAATCATATTAATTTGGAACATTCCATAAGACGAGTCACCAGTCTTATGATTACCATTAAAAGCCAGTGGTCGCCCATTAGACTCCTTTTTAGCAACTGCCCAAGCGACTACAAGGTCTTTACCCTTGAAGCCTACTAAGGACAGAAGTTCCTTTAGTTCTAAATCAGTTAGAGAAACCTTATTTTCAAAACTCTCCAACTTTTTAGCCTTAGAAACCAAAAAAACCTCTTTCGAGGCGATTTCTACTGTTTGAGCCTGTTTCAGGCTAAGGTTATTTTTCGTACTTATTTCTGGAGTAGCATTAGCAGCATTAGAAAATACACTGATAAGTGCCACGATACTGAGTGTGCTAATGATCTCTTTGTTTCTTTCGATAAATTTAATCATAGTTTCCTCCTTAGAAAACAATAACACCCTGATAGGTGTCTACTGACAAGTATAACATGATTTTCGGCTGAAAGTCAAATTTGGGTGTATAATTATTTTATTATGACTACATATGACTTTTCTGCAACGGGAGTTAAATATCCCCTGGAAAATTCACCAGTAAACGTACACGGAGACTTTAAAAAATTAGCAGAATCTCTTGATGCTATACTTCCAGCCTACGGAGTATCATATTTTCAGATTAATGTAAAAAATAATAGCGGAGCAACAATAGGTGCTGGAGTACCAGTATATGCAACAGGGTATGAAGCAAAAACAACAATTGCAAAAGCACTTCCCTCTACATCATCTCCAATATTAGGGCTACTAAAAACCAGCACCGCAAACGGCTCTGATGGAGTAGTTGTTGTTGCTGGAGTTATGGAAGGTTTAAATACTTCAAGTTTTGTTGCAGGCGAGGTTTTATATGTTGGAGAAACTGGAGGCCTAACAAATGTTAGACCATCAACAGGATCTGCAGCAGTTGGCATATGTGCATATGCAAATAACGTAAATGGCATAGTAATAGTAGAGGCAAAAGGAAACGGTACCTGGGGAGCACTCAGAGACGGTTTGTCATGATATAATAAAGAAATGGCAACTTTAAGAGGATCTCAGACATCTTACGATATAGGAAATAAACCACCAACAG